CGTGCAGCGAAGGCTTCAAGGAGTAGCTGATGCCTGCAGCACCAATCTTCGCCGTGTGCGCCGCTGATGCCGCCGTCCAAGCACTGCTTGGGGTCACGCCTCACCGGTTGTACCCCTTCGGCGAGGCGCCCGAAGGTGTGGCTAGGCCTTATGCAGTGTGGCAACTGATCACCGGCAGCCCGGAAAACTACCTGGCTGGACGACCTGACATGGACGGCTTCACTTTGCAGGTCGACGTGTATGCCGCCACCGCGACTTCTGCCCGGGCCGTCACCGACGCCATAGCCCACGCCGTTGAGCTGAAGGCCAACGTGGTCCGGTGGGGCGGCGAGAACAAAGATGCCGAGACAAAGCTTTACCGGTCGAGCTTCGACATCGACTGGCTTGTACCCAGATAGATCAAATTCCCACACCAGGCCCGCCAAGTGCGGGTTTTCTTTTGCCTGCAATTGGAGAAACCCATGGCGATGCTTTCCCAAGGTACCGAGATCTACGCTCTGGTCCCGACCGTTGCAAACCCCGCTGTGTTCGAGGTCGTCGAGGTCGAATGTGCCACTGCGTTCAACCCTGGTGGAAATCCGGCTGATCAAGTCGAAGTTACCTGTCTCAGTGACAAGGTCCGGAAATACCTCAAAGGTCTCCGCACCCCGGGGCAGGCCTCTTTGACCATCAATGCCGATCCCCGCAACGCTTCCCATGTTCGGCTCTACCAGCTCTCCGAAGACGACAGCATCGAGAGCGTCCATTGGGTTGTCGGCTGGTCGGACGGCAAGGGCATTCCTCCCACCGTGAATGTAGACGGCGACGACTTCGTACTGCCCACAACTCGAACCTGGTTCTTGTTCGATGGCTACGTGTCCGATTTCCCGTTCGACTTTGCTGCGAACGCGGCGGTTACAACGGCCGCCACCATCCAGCGCTCCGGCGGCTCCGCATGGATCCGCAAGTCCACCAACGTTTGAGGTAGACCATGAAGTTGACACTCGACGCGCTCAAGGGCGCGGGCTCTTTCACCGGTCGTCCGGTGGAGAAAGAAATCAAGTGGCGCCAGAGCGGCGCCGAGTTCACCGCTACCGTTTTTGTGCGCCCCCTTGGCTACCAGACCGCAGTCAGCGACGTGCTCTCTTTCAACGGCAAGCAAGACAGCATTGCCGGGAAAATCGCTGCGTCCATCTGCGACGAAGAGGGTAACCCCGTATTTAGCAGCCCGATGGATATCACCCACGGCCCGCTCGATCTGGTCGAGCTTGAGAAAGATCCGAAAAGCAACAAACGCTTGGGCTCTCTAGATGGCGGTTTGTCTGTAGCGTTGCTGCTCGCGATTCAGGAGGTGAACGACTTGGGAAAGACGAAGAGCTCACCGACCTCGAAGAGCTCTGGCACGAACTTGTCCTCTCCGGTGTCGGCGGCACCACGATCGCGCAAGCCAAAGAAAACCTGACTCTACGCGAGTTTCGGTCCTGGGTGAGATTTCGGGACCGCCGCGGCTCTCTGCACCTCGGCATGCGTATAGAGCGCTCAGTGGCGATGCTCGCGGCGTTGACCGCAAACGTTCATCGCGATCACCAGAAGCGGCCCAGCCCCTACACCATTGCGGACTTTGCGCCGCATGACACTGACGATCGGGTCATCACGCTTGAAGAGGCGCTGAGCACCTGGGCCTGATTTATTTGTTTCGTTTCTTTGGAGAAGGGTATGGCTTCTAGGTCTCTGGGCACCCTGACCCTGGATGTCATTGCCAGGGTTGGCGGCTTCGTGTCTGGCATGGACAAGGCCGAGCGGAGTTCCGCGAAGTGGCGCAAGGAGGTCGAGAAAAATGCAACGGCGGTCGGAGCTGCCATAGGCACAGCTGTAGTCGCCGGGGTGGCGGCCCTTGCTGCGTTTACCGTTTCCACGGTAAATGCTGGCAATGAAATTTCGCGTCTGTCAGCGGTCGCCGGCAGCAACACTGACGAGTTCCAGCGGTATGCGGCTGGTGCGAAGGCGGTAGGCATCGAGTCTGACAAGTTCGCGGACATCCTCAAGGACGTCAACGACAAGGTCGGTGATTTCCTGCTGAATGGCGGGGGAGAGCTGCAAGACTTCTTCAAGACGATTGCGCCACAGGTGGGCGTGACGGCGGAGCAGTTTCGCAATCTCTCCGGCCCGCAGGCCCTGCAACTCTTTGCGAGCAGCTTGGAAAAAGCCGGGCTCAGCCAGGCGGAAATGACTCAGCAGATGGAGTCGCTGGCCAACGACGCAACCATGCTGCTGCCGTTGCTGCGTGATAACGGTGCTGGCTTTGCAGTACTGGGTGATGCTGCCGAGAAGGCCGGCGCGATCATGGACCAGAAGACCATCACGGCGACGCAGAACCTTGCCGCCGCTGGTTGGCTTGCCCAGCAATCGATGGCTGGCATCAAGAACCAACTCGCGTCGGCGCTTATGCCTACGCTGAGCGATTATTCCGACATCCTCTTCGACCTGAGCCAGGACACGGAATCTGTATCCGTGCTCTCCGAAGGCCTGCGGATGATTCTGGAGGTGGGTGCCAAGACAGCTTTGGCCGTGGCCTATGCCTTTGAACTGACCGGTAAGTCGATCACTGGCCTGGTCAACATCATCGGTGGCGCGTTCGACGGGGTGGACCTGTCTAAGCCATCCGAGGCAATCGACCGGATTCGAGAGAACTCGTCGAAGCTGGCGGGCGATGTCGGTAGCGATCTCGACAAACTGGACGAGCGCTACAACAAGTTGTGGGTACGGGTTGATCAGGCTGGATCGACTGGACAGGCCAGCGGCAAGATCAAGGAAATCGCCAATGCCCTGGCCTTGGTCAACAAAGAGGGGGCAAAGGGCACGTTCAAGGCGCCCACTGCTGAGGCGGAGGCCGCGGCCAAAGCTGCGGAGGCTGCTGCGAAGAAACTGCAATCCCTGTTCGAAACCACCGAGGAAGGCTACAAGCGGCAAATCGCGCTGATCAACACCGAGACGGACAAGCGCAAAGAGGCCACCGAGGTTGCCAAGCTCCAGTTCGAGATCGAGTCCGGGAATCTGAAGGGGTTGAGCGATCAGCGGCAGGAAAAGCTGAAGCAGCTCGCCGCCGAGCTGGATCAACTGAAGCAGCTGAAAAAGGCCAATGAGGATGCGCAGGCCGTGAGCCTGTTCAAGACCTCAGTGAGCCATCAGTTGGAGATCGATCAGCGTGGCCTTAACGTCGATTTTGCCGATGCCTACAACAGCGATGAGGTGAAGCAAAGGGCTCTGGAGATGCTCGGCATCGAGCAGGATTACCAGGACCAGATGGCGGACCTGCTAAAGCAGCGCAATGCGAACAAGATCAGCCAGTCCGTTTACGAGCAGGAAACTTCTGTTCTGGAAAGTGCGCTGGCGGATCGTCTTGCGATGCAGCAGCAGTACTATCAGGACCTCGACAAACTGCAGCAGAACGGCACTGCCGGTTTCATTAGTGGATTTGCCACACAAGCCCAAGCCTCCATGGACCTGTACAGCAACATGCAGAACGTGGGTGCGGACACATTCCAAAATCTCACTGACGCAATGACCGAGTGGGCTGAGACTGGAAAGCTGGATATCCAGGGGTTGGCGTCGTCATTTATTCAGTCCATGGGGCATGCGCTCATGTCGTATGCGGCCGCTCAAGTGGCCATGGCTGCGCTCAGCGCGTTCACCGCCATGATCGGCGTTCCCTTTGTTGGGCCGGCGATTGCTCCAGGCGCAGCAATTGCGGCGGCCGGAGCCGCTGGAGTGCTGATGACCGCCGTAGGCGCTTCTCTGGATGGCCAGGCGCATGACGGCATCGACTATATCCCTGCCGACGGTACCTGGAATTTGAAGAAGGGTGAGCGAGTCACCACGGCGGAGACCAGCGCGAAGCTGGATCGGACCCTCGATAGCGTGTCGAAGAACTCCACTCAGTCAGGCACGCCGACGGTCAACCTCTACGAAGATGCCAGTCGCGCTGGCCAGGTGCAAACGAGCACCGGCCCAGATGGAAAACAGATGATGGACGTATTCGTCTCAAACATCCGTTCGCAGACTGCTGCGGCTAAAGCCTTTGAGCAAACTTATGGCCTGAAGAGAGTGGGGCGATGACGGCACTTGAAACGCTGTATGCCTCTGGCGGTAGAGCCGTGATTATCCCCACGCTTGAACTGTTCTGCACTCCGTGGGCGGCACCGATCTACATCTGCCAGGGGTTCGAAGACATCACGGCCAAGACCGAGACTGGTGTGACTGCAAAGTTCACCGCCTCGGGGTTCGCCGCAGCGCTGCCAAAGCGGGATAACAGCGGCAACCAGACGCTGACCTTCGCCATCGACAACGTGACGGGGGAGGCTCAGCAGTTGATTGATATGGCGCTAGAAGCT